TTATTTATAAAGCTCTTTTCTTATATTTATGAGCGTATTCTTTACAATTGAATGGTTAATTTCATCAGGTAGTGCACTTAATTGAAATGCTTTTTTTATATCTTTGATAAGCCTCTCACTACGCTCTAATAATTCATCATAACTAAATTTTCCCGCTTTAATCGCTAATAAATCATCTCTATTATCACACCAAACTTTTACTTTATTTTCTTGTGCAATACCTAATGCAACATACAATAGTCTAAATGTATGCATCATATTTTTACTATCGTAACTTCGCCCGTGATCGATGTTTTGCTGGTAACGTGCATTGTTACGCCGCTCAACCCACAGCCAATAATCATGATATTGCTTACGGTATGCGCTATAACCTTCTTTATTAAAGCTTAGATATCCTTGTACTTTAGCTTTTTTGGGGATGCTACTTAGTAAGACATCATTAGCAGTCTCTTTTTTCATTATACCTTGAAAAAGCGATATCTCGTCATAATACATCGCATATAAATCTTGGGCATGAGCTAATTTTGCTAACCCAATATACTCTTGTTTCCAGTGACGATTATCTAACCAAGAATTAACTTGTATTGTTTTTCCATCTTCAATGACATAACAAAAATCGAGAATATTTTTTAATTTTTTGTCGACTGGATTGACTATTTTTTTATTTAATCCTTGAGCTTCCTTAATTTGTCCTTGTGCATAGTGTACAAATGTTTGAACACATGTTTTAGATAAAAACCATTCAGGTTTTATTAATGACATTAAGGGATGCCGATAAATAACCATATGTTCTGGTGAATTAAGAAGTTCTAATATATTAGGATTAGATACACACAATAGTTCCACAAATCGCCCAAGCTCATAATAAACAATATCATTGGTTTCATTACTTACTTGTGGTGTATATTCCAATCCATAAAAGAGATCTTTTGGGAGATAAAACACCCCTTTGATATCTGTATCTGACGTTTCTGTCGCAAGATTATGTGAACGACTTCCAGCAATACTTTCAAATAAAAGGTAAGGTTTTATATCTTCAATGGTCAGTTTCATCTAATTTTTTCCTAAACCAATTATTTAAAATATCATTATCTGGAACTATTCTTTTTGCTAATTGAATATCCGTCTCTCGCCATAAAAAAATAACTAGGTGTTGCATCGCATCTGTTGGGACCCAAGTAAAATGTTCATCTTTATCTGATTTAAATTCTACTAATTCATGGATAGCTTTTTGTTCTTCTACGGATAGGATTTTTATCAATTTATTTAGCTCCATAGGTGGTATATCACCTGTTTTTACTGTCCAATAAGCCGACAGCAGAGAGCGTAATAGATAGAACCATTTCTTTAATTTTATAGGTTTTACATCAGCTTCATTTCTTGTTTTATTTTCTGGAGAATAGCCACTCACAACTTTAGCAATTCCTCTGTAATGATGAACAATTACTTTTGGTTGATAATAGAGTTTTGCTAACTCAAATAACTCTTTTTGAACATTAGGATATTGTTGATAAATTATTGGCGATTGGAGCCATTCTAATAATATACAGTTCGATTTTCGTAATAAGTGTAGTGCTTTGATAATATCCCAAGCACCTACATCAAACCAACTATTTTCTATCCATTCGAAAGTTTCTTTAGGTTTATCGATAGAAAGATAAGCATTACGCGGACGTATAAAAATACCTCGGACATCGTAATCACTATCAGTTGATGCAAATCCCCAAGCTCGGCTTCCACTTTCAGCAACATAGAGTAGCTTTACCTGATACTCTTGCTCTATTTGTGGTATTTTTTTTAAAATCTCATTTTGCATGATGTCCTTATCTCCTTATTTGTGACTTTTTTCACTAATTTACATCTTAACGCTAATATTCTATGGTTATAACACAGACATAAGCCAATACAAACTTAGTCAAATTCTCATTTTCCCCATGTGTAATTAGGTGGTTTATAAATTAAAATGATAACCTCACAACAAGCACAAGATATCGTTCTTAATCATTGTCATTCAACTCCTTATGCTGAGCAATTTGTTATTTATTTTTGTGAGTTATCACCTAAACAAGATTTTTGGATAATCCGTTGTAACTCTGAAGGCTATGTTATTTATAATCAACTAGAACATTGTTATATTGGTGTAAATGCCTATTTAGTGGATACCTTTACGGGTAAAATTAATATTGTTAGTAGTGGAGAAAGTGTCGAAGATTTTCTACAAGAAATTTACGATACCCAAACTGCATGTGGTCAGTTTTATCTTCTTCGCCCTACTTTTTCCAAAGAAAATAAAATCTCATTACTTCATTTAAAACAATGGATAGGATGCGGATATATTGATGCTATAAATTTACTTACTATTAATAAAAATTGGTTTACTGGTAAGCGCCGTTATTTACAACATATACAAATATTATTAGATAAAAGGGATATTAAAACTGAGATTGTTTTAGCAGATAAAATCGACAACATAGTTGTTATTAATAACGGTACATGGTTTGAAGAAGATATTAAAAAAGAATTAAGAACAGTTATTGGTAACGGTATTTAATGATTTTTATTTTAATAAAAAATTATTAGAGCAACCATCTGAATAAAATCAGATTCATGATCTTAAAAAAGATAATTAAGTATTAATTTAAAACTTTATTAAATTTATTATTTATAAAAATAATCCTATCTCTAATGAATAGAAACATACAAAAAGCCACCAGTAACTTACTGATGGCTCTTGGTTTTTTAACCTTTATTAACTATTGCTGATAAACGTTATTTTATTCCCACTCAATTATATTCTAGAAATTTAACTTACTGATAAATATAAATTATATTTAAATTAGATATCACTAACACCGTCACCGATACCGTCATTATGAAATCTGTCTATTTTTTCATCGGTAAGAATTGAAGAGTTTTTCCTTTGCTTCCAGCTCTGAAATACAAAGGTTAAGTGTTCTGGTATTTTCATCTGCACGCTGAGCTTCACGCCCATATCGTTCAAGTGTTTCTCGTAGTTGTCGAGAAAGTTCACTGGTTTTGGCTTTCTCAATTCGGCAGGTATTGGTGTTATCGGTACTTGCAACTTCTGTTTTCGTGGTACCGGTTGAGAGCTGCACCCTGTCAAAGTGATTAAGAACACGATCAAGCAAAGCATCTGTGCGTATCGTATCATGCTGTTGTGCGTCATGATATATCTCCAACCTATTCTGCTGTTCATTGTCTGCTTGTTTACGCAGTTCAATATTTGTGGCCACATCCTTTTCATCTAATTGATTACCTGCAATCTGTTTACTCATTGCTCGGTTATTAAAATAAATACCGCCAGCAACAAAGCCAGCGGTAAAGGAAACAGCCAAAGCAATTAGTGCTATGACAGTTTTATTCATTAACGAACCCCATTGTGTTCTAATGAAAAATGATTACCGTCAGGACGAGTTTTAAAACGCCCGCCCCAACTTCCCCCCAATGATTCCCAATATTCACCAAGTTCTTTATAGTCGCTGGTGGCTGTAAGGTATTTTCCGTTAGCATCAAATAGGTTGAAATCAACTGCTAAACGTTGAGTATGTAGACTGTTGCTAATACCCGATCCTTTCTTTGCATTAAGCTGTGCTTGTTCTGGTGTTCGATAAGCTTCGCCAAACGTCAATTTATATCCTTTCTGCTGAGCAAAGGTGATCAGCTTTGCAACCATTCCTGTAAACGTATTTTGTTTATCGACTAATGACATATTCACCCCTTTATAAACTTGATGACATTGCCCTTACTGACCAGCAACGTTGTGCAGATCAGGATATTGGCAAAGATGTTGTAGATATCAGCGTGATAATTAGGATCGAAGTAAGCGCGAATAGGTACGCTTGAAGAGTAAGCAAGAATGAGGAAAGCTAACCATCCACCTTTTTTACAGTGTTGTCTGCCGTCACGTTTAAAATAAAACACACGTAGAAATATGACAGTACAGATGATGGCATTAACAATAGTGAGCAATGTTTCGCATTTCATTGTTGCCCTCCTTGTTTCGGTATATCAGCCCTTCCATATGCTTTTACGCTTAACTTAACCACAAGCAGAGCGGAAACAAAAGCACCTACGGCATCGATATGTTCGATTTCGTATTGCTCAGGTTTTACACCGAAAAGACCAGTAACAGAAATAAAGATAGTTGCTGCGGGGCTAAAGAATATAAGACCACAAACGAAGCTTAGAAAAGCTAATATCGATCTACGTTTAAAGCTATATTCAGTAGCAGCAGTGGTAAAGAAGATGGCTCCCAACAGTGAACCCATAACAACTTCTGCTGGAAGCCCTGCGAAGTAACCAAGAAAAGCAGTAGTGCCGATCCCAGCTTTTGTGTAGACATCTTCTTGCATGAGTGTAGTACCAGTGATTAATGAATAATCATGATACTACATAACCACTAAGATAAACAAAAATGCAAATAAGTTAAATTTTATACATTTGAACATATCTAGTCTTAGAAGTATGAAATTTATATAAAAATAGTTACAATTATTATATCTAAAATAATAGAGATATAATTGTGGACATAAAAAATAAAGAAAGTGATGCTATTTATATAATGAGAGCCATAGGGATTATGACCGTTGTTATTGGACATCACTGGGGGATTTTAGTCGGAATAACAAAACCATATCTATATCATATGCCACTATTTTTCTTTCTAGGTGGTATTTTTATTAATGGGGAAAACCCCATGAAAAAAAGTATAAGTGCTTCTTATAAGATATTAAGATACCTAATTTTAACATATATTATCATTGGTTCTTTTTCTATACTTATTTCAAGTAAATTTAAATCTAATCTAGGGAATCCATTTGGTGATGGTATAGTAGATACTATTACATTAATATTTTCTAATAACTTTCATAACAATGAATTATTTCTTGTTGGGTGGTTTCTTTTCACTTATCTTATTTCATTTATAATTGTAAACTTTATAATAAATTTATCATCAAAGACAAGTAGTGAAGTTAAAAAAACAACATTTTTGTTAATTACCGGCATCATTCTTGGAATTATTTCAGTGAATTTATTTTCAATGTTGTATAAAAACACATCACTTCAAATATATAATCTTCTATCTCAGATTTTTTATGCAAGTATGTTTATGATTTTTGGTAATTTATTTTGGAAAAAATTTATTTATATAAAAAACTACATATTATTATTGATGATAGCTAGCATAGTAATAATTACATATTATTCTGGCATATCTAAAGCTATAATAATGTCTTGGAGTAACTATCCTTCAGGATTTTTCATTTCAACCGTCATAGCAATAATGTGTATAATTTTAATTTCATTCTTAGCAAGTGTTTTATCAAAATCAAGGGCTAATAAAATTTTAATTAATATAGGTAAGGAGTCAAGAGAGATAATGTCTTACCATTTAGTTTGCTTTGTCATTATAGATTTAATATTCTATTCCATTGGGTTATGGGATATGTCAAAAACAACAAGTATGATTCATTACAAATCTTTCTTATCACAATTTATATATATATCATTAGGTGTTATCATTCCAGTAACATTTGTTTTTATAATTAAAAAACTTAAATTTTGATAGCACACCCTCACAACATATTTTTGTGAGGGTGCATATAACAATTAATTATCTACCAACCCAAAATTTCCTTTAATAATAGAGCTTGGTTGAAATCCATTTATTGGTGAGCCTACTGTAAGCGGGGTGAAATGATTATTAACTACGATAGCGTTTTCAGCGCCATTCCCATTTACCCCAATAGTGGCATTAGCGATAGTATTTCCAGATATAAATTTACTACCACCTACTGAGGTGAAATCAATTGCAGATGCCTTGATTTTTTCTGTTGAACTAGCACCTAAAATACTATTATTGCAAATTTTAATACTGGTTGCTGTGTATTTTTGTGACTGATGAAGTATTCCATAATCGAGCAGTGGGCTACCATCAACACTGATATCTTTGATAATATTATTTGATATGTCAATATAATCAAAATCTATTACTCTAACTCCACACTTTGTAATATTGGAATAATTTGAGCCAGTAATAATATTAACATCATTTAACTTAAATGAGCTAATGGAGTCGTTTTTTTTACTGCCCATGGCATATATAGCGTTTGGAATATCGCCTGAGATGTACTCTTTTACAAATAGAGAGCCTATATGATTTATTGCATATAGAACAAAATTATAATTAGAAGCTATATTTTTCGTGTTGACATTTCTTAAATATAAGCCATTGGACATATCTGAATAAATCACTGCATTGCTATTCCTGACATCACCTTTTTTACCTCCTCCAATAATATTTAAATTAAATATTAATATATTTCTGACTGAATGAACTCTATCCATTGATGTTATATAGATAGACTCACCGTATTGATGAGATATATTGCAATTATCTATTAATATATTTTCCATATTATAGCTTAAGCACCCAAAATAAAATCCCGAGCACTGACCGGAAGCTGGCAATCCAGTGGCTAACAAATACTCTTCAGGAGGGTTGTTATTAATTGAAGAGCAGTTGATGAAGTTGATGCCATTTTGTGAAAATCCCAGCGGTTTTTCCGTGTCATACTCATGACCATGTAGCTTAAATCCATAATTCATATTCCTTTCTGCTACACAGTTTAAAAACGTTAGATTCTTTATTGGTATGCCTGAAACTTTAAACCCGGAGTTGGAGTGTGTGTATAGTTCTGTGGGTTCAAGAGGAAGGTAAGAGTAACCATTTTCTATTGCTATACAGTTTTCTATAGTAACATTTTCAACACCATAACTCATCGCTTTATTTATTGTTTCTGGTGCTATTCTAAACCCATCACTGTTTCTATATGAGTAGCAATTTTTGATTTTGCTATTTTTTGCCCCAACAAGAACAATAGGATATACCATCCCTTGTGATTTTACTCCATCAATCAAAATATCATTTACTTGTTTTTCCTTTCCTATATATATCCCCATGGCTATTTTGGGTAGTCCGCTTCCTTTTTCTATTTTCTCTCCATCTATAGTTAAATCTCCAGTTATGCTTATGTTGTTTTCATTAATTATAAATATTTCATTTAATGAGGCGTTACCATCTGACTTAATAGTAACTTTATCAAATTTTACTTTTTGCCCTTCCCTTATGCTGTGCTTTCCTTCGGTTAAATAAACTCCACTATCAAAGACTAAATGAGCATAATCACCAGATGAGTTAATGAAATTATCTATTTCTATTTTTAATGATCTTCCATTATTCCCTATTATTCCAAACCAAGCGCTGTGTAGCTCATTCGTGTAAGCTCTTTTCCATCTTCTATTTAATGAGTCTATTAATATAGTTCCATCATTATCAATACTATAATTATCTTGAGTATCACAAAAAAACACCCCTTCACCACCATCATATTTACTAACTCTACCCACAACAAATATAGTTTCTCTAGATCCAATATAATTCCTTAATTGAGTATAATTAGAATTTCCAATAAATGAATATCCATCCATAGAACCCAGCATATTCAACACATCAACAGCACTTCCAGACACTGGAGCGACAGCTATTGGATATCCATTTTCATCAAACGTTAAAACTTTTCCAGCTCTCTCATCTGCATTTGGCAACGCTGGTATAGCCTTATCTTTGACTCGCAACGTCTTACTATCAATATACTTAATACTGTTATCAACATAGTCCTTATTAGTAGCATCACTACCCGTTTTAGGTGACGCTAAATTAGTAATACGATTGCCCTTGGCATCATAGTAATTCGATAGATAGGTAGGCTTACGCAGGCTCAACGAGAAAGTACCCAATGCCTTTTGAATTAACATTGTTAGATAATCAAAAGCATCTTCATGTACTTCTGCAAAGAATTTCCCCTGATTACGTAAGTCAGTTTCTTGTACAACGGGTAAATCACGTTCTAATAATATCTTCCAGCCTTGAGCTAAAGGTTTATTTAAAACCACCTTACCGCCATGATAGGAACCTGCACCGACAATAGTGTAATCAGTACCATTCTTTAATGTTGTTTCATTGCCTTCACTGTCAGCAACCACAACAATCAAATGTTTGCTTTCAAAGATACGGAAACGAAAATCAAAATCCGTTGTTACTCCATTACCCGCATACTCTTCATGGCTTAGTTCAGTAGATACCGTCATTGCTCATCTCCTCTGGTGTTAATGAGGACATGATACGTTTAACTATAAAATATATCCATATTTGCAATAATGGTTATCAAATAGATAATTAGATTAACCATTTAGATAAACATTTTAATACATTTACGTTATTATAGTTTGCGTGACCGTTTTCATTAGTGAGGACTTTAGCCATGGAAAAGAAGTATGAATACCCTGCACCAGCTAACTATCCAGATGTAGTGAATACCGATAAAGGGATTGAAAAGTTAATTACAAAATCAAACCTTGAAGCACTTTTAACAAAGATGGGAGAAGATGGTCATGATGTATCAGCTCCACTTGTAGAACTGATAGCAATGAGAAACTTTATAGTTCAAAAGATGAGAGGCAATAAAAATATAATACCGTTAGTGGAATGTATTTTGTTTGAGCTTAAGAAGTAAGGTAAAGCACCGCTTAGACGGTGCTATTTACTCTAAATGGTTAATAAATAAATAAACAAATTGCAATAACATAACCATTTTGGTAATTTACAACCCCTTATTTATGCGCCATAGTGATATTACATCAGCAAAATCTGATGTCGGGATTGGCGTCCTGAATCTATCTAAACGGCGCATACACCGCGCAAGCGGTTTTTTTGTATGTGAAATACAGCTACACCTATTCAATGGTGGGCTGTGTGGGGGCATCGAAAGATGCGCCAGTATCCGTTTAGGCTGGTACGCCAACCCCATACAGTTCACCACCAGTAATTGGCGTTGCTAGTGGTGATTACCCAAACTAAACGGAGTAATCATTATGACTAATCAGTTTCCTATCAATTTAAATCCTGAAATCGTTGTTAACAACAGAGGTCAAGCCGTTACCTCTTCTCAATCTGTGGCTGCATTCTTTATCAAGCGCCATGATGATGTTCTAAAGAAAATACGCAACCTTGATTGCTCACCAGAATTTCATAACCGCAATTTTGCGGAGATGTCCATTAACCTAAAAATAGGCAATGGAGCCATGAGGAAAACACCATTCTTTCAAATGACTAAAAATGGATTTGTATTTTTAGTTATGGGTTTTACTGGAAAGAAAGCAGCTCAATTTAAAGAGGCTTATATTTCCGAATTCGATAGAATGGAAGCCGAACTTGCAGAAGAACGTTATTTATCAATTAGTAATTCAACAGATAAAAAAGACCTCATAGCACTTGTCGATCAGTTACAACGCACCATCCATGAAGGTGAATTTATCCCTGCAGGGCAAGTTGCTAAAGAATATAGTTTCCCTCGCACTCGTAAAAATCGCATCGAATTACTGGATGATTTTATGCGTAATCCAAAGAAAGATGTTTTACACAATCTCCTCACCTACCTAAAAAAAGACGGTCACAACGTTGATGAAGCTGAAAGAACATTGCGTTGGGTTCGTGAATCACTGTTAGAAATGAATGGTGCAATGCAAGAAATACGCACACACCATCAATATGTTGAAAGTTTGATTAGTCGATTATAATCACACTAAGCCCCTTTCGAGGGGCTTTTCGGTTGAACAGTTTTACTTTAAGAATTAATCTTCTTGATTAATGATATTATCTCTTAAAGTAATGTGAGACCGTATGTTTGGATTATTTAGAAAAAAAGAAAAAAACACCTTTGAAGAAGTACAACAAATGGCTAATGACCTCGGATTTGTAGTTACAAATGGTGGTCAAGTATTGGCATTTATGGGATTGAAAAGTGACTATAGTAGTTCTGAGGTATTATCTAATCTATTAGTAATACACATTGCTAAACAAATAACAGAGCTACCTTTAGATAAATTAATTACTGATAATACAATGCATATGATTGATAATTTTGCTGCCTATATAAACGATAGATATAAAAGCCGTCACATAAAAAAACATATATACGAAAATGATTTCAACGCTATCATCACTATGATTTCTATGGATGAAGACGGCTTTTATCTTGCAAGAAAAATAGTAGAACAGAACAAACCAATTAGTTATTCAGCCCTACTATGTGCGTTATAACTATTACTTCATCTGCTCCTCAACTTGATTCAATAATGGTGACAAATAAAACAAGTTTTGGAAAGGTAATAGTTTGCGTACAGATCGCACTTCTCTATCATCAAACTCACCATTGAATACGCCAGATATGATATTTTTAATATCTCCACCCATATCAAAAGTAGGGCCAGCTAAAGACCATATACTATTGCGACTCTGATAACGTGATGCTGGTGGTCCACCAAACATGGCACTCATACCATAAGTACCACCGCTAAGATTTTCAATCATGTTATTCGGCTCACCCAACCAGCCCATCATCCCTGACCAATCTAATCCCTCTTTCACTAAGTTAGCCGGCTCGGTATTAATATCTCGTCCTGCCATTTTAGCCTTGAGAACGTAAACAAGAGATCCAAGCGCTACTTGAAGTAATGCCCCATAGTAAAATGATGCATCACCTGATTGTATGCCTGAGACCAGCGCTCTATTGTGAGTAGCAAAGAAGAAGGTTTTAAACTGCATAACTATCTTTCCTATTTCGCTACTCATAAATAAAGGTGTATCACCAATGCCCGGTGTGATAACCGTGGTTCTTACGTCTTTTAATACTGCCGCTTGGAAAGTTTCACGCACAACACGATCATCCCATAAGTGGCTATGTCCTGTTAACATGCCATCTAAGTCTTCACCGTGTCGCTTAAACTGATCTGCTATACGCTTTAGCATTGATTCATCGATACCAATATGAGCGAGTTTCTTTATTTCTCGTTTACTTAACGAACCACCAGCATCTAAAGTATTTGCCGCTCTCAGCACCTTAGATTGAGTAATAACACCAGACCACATTTTCATCGTGTCTGTATATTGATTCATCAACGTAAGGTTGCCAAATTTCTGTGATGACCATTGTAAGCCACGCTCTAAATAGCTACGTCTACTGTATGGATCGCTAAGGTCAGCAATCACCTTAGAACGACTGGATAATACATATTCAAGACCAATACCCATTTCGCGTAAATCGGCTTTAGCAATACGCATAGCACCGATATCAGTTAACATCTTACCCAATGGTTTTAACGCACTACGTAAACCGTGTTGCATAATCGGGCGAGCCATATCAGGCAACGATGATATTGTCATACCACCTAATAAACGTAAAAAGTTAACGTGACGAGCCACACGACCAGCACGAACAAAGAAAGTAGATGGATCTTTAGGTGCGCCATAAGTTCCTAACAGGCGGTCACGCATAGCACGAATATCACGTAAATCAGCCTTTCTTCGTGCTTCTAATCGGCTACGTTCTTTAGGTGTGGTTGCATCAGCAATAAGCTGGTTGTATTCCTCTGTAATCGCTTTGATTTGATTATCCATATCAACACGACCAAATTTAGCCGTGAGTTCAATTTCAGGCGCGACTTGGCGAATATAGTTTTCCATCACATAGTTAACATCTGATTCGAGATAGTCTTTAATGCGTTCATCAGGAATGTTTAGGGTTCTATCTTTTGTAAAACCAGCGCGTTTAACTAATCCATCAGGGATCAGTTCACTGGGTACAATGCCAGATGGTGCACCGATAATTTTATTAACAATATCATCTGCTGCCGCATCTAACTCTTCACGCTCTAAAGGTGTCATGCGATTTAATGCTGACTGTCTAATTCTGTCATGACGAGTTAATGAATTCGCTGTTCGTGTTAAACGACGATGTTCATTTCTAAACTTGCGAGGGTTATCAAGAATATCAACACTACGTTGTAAAGCAGGTAATTTATTCTCAGCATCATTAATACGTTGTAATTTTCTTTGTAATGTTGCTTGTCTTCTTGTTTGTGTTTTATTTAGCTTAGCAAGGTTAGATAGTGAATTTAACTCAACTTCTACCGCACTCTTTTCATTAATAATTTTTTGATATTTATTAATATCATCCATCAACAAAGATTTTTTACCTGACCAACTCTCAGCCTTTTTAATCTCAAGCCCTAAACGTTCAGCTTGTGGTGATGCATTGCGCGCCTTATCAATACCGATTTCAGCACGATCAAGGCTACCTTTGGCTTTATTTATCGAGGTTTGATTAATCTCTTCTAACCAGTCAGCAATGATTTTCCTAAACTCTGTACGATCATTTAAAATTTTGTCGAATTTATAAATACGAGGGAAGTAGCTTTGTGCCGTTGTCACCTTAACACCTTCACGCAAGATCCCTAATTCAACCATTCTATCTTTGGTTGCTTCAACAATTGGCCTAATAGAACGTGCCGCCTCTGCAATTTGTGGTATCGCATGAGTATCACCATTGCGCATAGCATCACCAACAGCTTCACTAAATTGGTAATAGCTCATATCACGGCCACCAGATTGACGATACTGTTTAAAGTGATCTTTCGTCGATTCTACTTGCTTATAAACAAGTGTTTCATAACCTCTCACTTTTGTTTCAACAGCGGTAAATGTCGCAATACCTTCTTCATTTTTAGCAAAGGTAAAGTTATTTTCTGTAAGTTGTTGGTTAATTTGGCGCGCTGTTTTAGAGGGTGATTGAGCAACACGGCCAACAGGGCTAACCATCATTGTTCTATTAACAAAAGAGGGCCCTTTTAGTGTCTCTTGTTCAAGTGTGGTATTAGCAACTTCCGCAGCACCAATGCTTCGATCACCAGATTGATTGGCTGGTGGATTATTACTTGGTTGAGGTTCAATAATGTCATTTCTAACTTTATTAATTAACTCACCTCGATTTCTAACTAATTGCGCAGCTGAACCTAAGGTTCCACCAATCATGGCATCAAGCGTAACGTTAATCGCACTCTCAGTTAATGTTCGTGTTTCTTGGGTACTATGTAATGCCATTTCAGAAGCTACGCCACCAGCAGTATTTGCCAATGCAAACTTACCTGCTGTTGCACCAACACTACCACCTTTTACTATTGCACCACCTGGTATCATCATTGCAGCAACATTAATTGGATCAATAACCCCCATAGCTATGCTACTCACAATACCGGCACCGCCTGAATCCATTAATTGCTGTCTATCATTCTTCTCACGATCAATGCGTTGTTTTATTGCAGCGGTTTCTTGAGGAGAGTTTGAATGAATAAAGGCATCGGCATAGTCTTCATAGCCTGAAAGCGTCAATTCATCTTCAAATGGGTTATAACCGTCTACATCTTCAAATTGATTAAAAGGTGCAGTAGCAATCAAACTACCCACTGAGTTATCTATACGAAACGCCGCATCACGTAATTCTTTAGTTTGCCGTCTATCATCAAGCGGATTAATAGGGTCATACCAAGATGGTGAAACATTATCACCATAAGTAGGTTCTGTTTGCTGAACAGCATTAATATCCGCAGATAAAATCTCATCAGGTTGTTGTTCGTAAATAGGCATCAGTTTTTATCCCAAGAAAAATAATTATTGAATTTATTTACTCGCTCATTGTGAGCTTCTTTATATTGCTCACGGACACTTTGACGACGTTCATCAAACTCTGAGCGCGATTTATCCAATGCTTCTTCTCGTTCCCTTTTATCCTGAGCTTCCTTAACGCTTTGCTGGCGTTTTTCCATTACCTCTTTGTACATTGGTGATGATGACTGTTCTGGTTTAAAGCGAATAGGTAAGCCGTTATCTCCCGTGTATGGACGATAAATAGGGATATCATCACTACCGGTTTGTTTTATCATTATGCCGTAGCTGTAATCTCTTGGTGTCACTGCATCAGAGACAATAACGATTTCAGTGCCAGAAGAAGCGCCACCAAATGACTTAGACATTAATTGCTTTTTCTCTTCTTCCCATTGACCCGCGATCCAATTTCCAGCACCCGATTCATTAATACCGTATACGGCTTCTGGTGCATAACGCATAACTTCTTCACTGCCATTAATATTTGATACCGCCCACGTTCTTTTAATTTGAGCGTTAGTCATTTTCTTGGCTAGTTCTGCGTCACCGCCTGTTTCAGCAAAGTTAGCGTCATACAGTGTTTGATAGTCACGTAAGTAAGCGCCATTTTGAGTACCAGGCTTACTAACGCTTGGTGAAGAAAATGGTTTATACCAAGGATAAAAATCATTGATATTAGATTGCGCCGCTTTATCTCTATCCTTGATATATCCTTTATCCCTGATTTGAGAAGCGATCATTTGCTTAGTGCGTTCATCTTGTTCAAATGTCGTCTTAAATGCAGTTTCTACCGCTTTTTCATCAGGCATACCCGCACGACTTAAACTATATACTTTTGAGTAATACGCCATTGTGCTTGATGGAATATTGCTAACAGATGCTGAGTTATTATCAAATATCTGCCCGTACATTTTCGCGATAGGAAGAACAACCTCAGGATCTTTAGATGTAGCCCCCATGTCTAATATTGATTTTATTTGTGATGGGATAATTCCCGTCCTTGCTGTGAGTTCAGCAACAGAATTTAAGCTATTATCATCACGTAAATTAAAGCTCTGCTGAATATGTTGTTCAAAGTAATCATCTGCTGCCTGCTGATTATTTTTATCATTAGGATCAAGCGGAAAGTTATTTTGTATGGAAAGTTGTAATCGGTTAGCTGCAAACTGTTTATCTTGTTCCTTGATATTACCTTCAACGAACTTACCAAATTTCTCCCAACGTTGAATTTTGCTTTCGTAGTTTGCTTCACCCGTTTGAGGTCTAATTTGTGATAACAAAGCTTGCTGTGCTTGTGGCGACATCTCTTTAGCTGCTGACATAAAACCAGCATAACGTTTAGCTTCTTGCATATCAGCAGACATAGCTGAACCTTTGTCATAGCCAAACGCAGAGATTAATTCATCATGAGTAGGCGCATTAGGTGCTTCAAGTCCTCTTTCCCATGCTGCGTAAGAGTCAGCTACACGAGTACCGAATTGTTGCTGTAACTCACCTTGTTTTTGCTTACGTAACTGTTCTGCTTGTCGTAAATATTTTGCTTGGTCAGCTTCATCTAAGGCATCGAAAGCGGCAGATCCAGTTAATAGTTTTGGTGCTTCAGATGTCGCTTGTAACTCAACAAAACCAAGTGCTGACTGTATGCCTGTTGCTATCTGCTCATCAGTGTAATTAACACGGTTACGCCCATTCTCTTTATACATTATCGCTGTCGATAAATGCGTTAAGGTATCGAGATTCGTTAAATCTAATGGTTGATTAGGTGCAACACCAAGATAATCAGATACATACTCAATGTATGCCTGAGTATCATTATTATCTTCTGGTGGAGCCCAACGATTAATGATCTGCTCTGGTGTAACAAAACCCTGTCGAGCATAAGAAAGTAGATTTTTACCTAATGCTCTAATACCGTGCTCAGGTGTAGCAAACTTAGCGAATGCCCCATCATCACCGGTTTGCCCTACCCATTTATTACTAGATAGTCGAATATTACCAGGATTGTTGTTTCTAACGCCTCTTACTCCATCATTTGGTACATTATTAGTTGGTACTCTGCTTACCGTACCGAGGCTTGAAGGTTCTCCATTTCGTTCTAAGAACCCCATATAATCAGCACCGAGTTGGTTTTCAATCGCTTTACGTGCAGTCGCTACTTTGAATTCTTGTTTCTTGGCGAGGATCTGCTCTTCACCCCAACCATGTGATAATCCAAACTCTTCTATTTGCTGAAACACTTGTTTATGTGCAGAGATATAAGCTTGATTATCGCCGTACATTGATGCGGCAGACTCTGCATTTAATGTTAGCGTTGATTGAAACTGATCTTGTTCATAAGCTTTGATTTGCCCCATCTCATGACGATTCGCTTGTGATGCAAACTGAACACCCATTTCTTGCGCTTGTTGCATAAAGCTTTGTCGCACAATATCGTCAGGTAATGCCGATGATATCTCTCCGGCATAATCACGAAATGACTGTTCGTACTCAGATGCTTTACCAATCGCATTTTTACCTTGTTGAGAAAGTAATCCATTTTGTGGATCGGTCATCAGTTCGTTGGCTTTCTGTCGTAGCTGTAATGCGGCATCTTGCGCCAGTGCAACGTTAGCTCTTTGTTTTGCTTCTGCAAATAAACCAACATATTGCTCACCAACACGACCAAAGCCAGCGCCAAAAGCATCAGGTGATGATTGAACAGAAAACCCATTATTTGGTAACTGCTCAGGCATAACCGTTCTATTATCGTATGTAGGAACCTTTGGCATGATTAAAATCCTTTTGGTGCTTTAGCAAATGTCTTACCCGCTTTCGCAGCACCTGAGCCACCACCACCGAACGGACTCCATGTACCACCAGCCAACTGATACGCGCCATAAGCTTGAATAGGTGCTGTTAATAACGTTGTCATTGCACCCATATTGCCTGAGCGTCTTGCCATTTTTGCATTAAGGCGATCATTCTCAGCTTGCATACGATAGCCATACGCTTCACGAGAAGCGTTATTTACCATAGTTAACGCATCAAGCTCACCCATTGCGGCTGTATCACCTAAAATATCTAAAGCTCCAGCAGTGCTTAAATCAATGCCACTGGCTGACATTGTTGCTGCCTGTGTACCTGCTAATTGGCGAGTGCGTCTACGCTGTTCTTGTGCCTGAGCATTGCCTTTATTAATTGCATCAAGTGCAGCATCTTCATTAATTTTGGCGTTTTGATTAGCCACTGATGCTTGAAATTTACCATCGGTATATTGTCCGTATGCTTGCAATGCAGAAGTACCAATTACTGCTGCCGCTAATGTTGTTGGTTCACACATTATTTAGTCCTCAATGTAAAACGATGGAAAGGTAACTGAAGTAAACCTGCTGGCTTTGCTTCTTCAATCTGAAACCCCAACCAATGGAGCCACGCCTTAGCAATATGATTACGTTCATCGACATAATTCATCAGTATTGGGTATTGCCCTAACATCTGTTTTAAGATGGGTTTACAGCGTCGTAGAAAGGTTTTCTGATGTTGCTCTAATAAGTTAGAACCCACCAACCAAGGAACACCTAAGCCAGTAAGTAATGAGCCAGAAGCAACACCAAAAATAGTCACGACCTCATCATTAATAATGCCGGCATAAGCTTTAGTAGAAACAGATAAGCCATGTCGTAATACCTGTTCAGGTGTTTGCATTGACATAGCATAGAACTCATCAACATCAGCTTGTCTTACATGTGGTAATAAACGAACGATATGTTCATGAGTGGCAGGAATAATTTGTACATGATGTTTTTTCATATTAGAAACCACCAGCATCAATACGCGGAATAACAGAGAGCACCGCTAACGGTAAAGGATCAACCTGTCTAATAAAGACACGTCCGTTTTTGCTCCAATCTGCATCTAAATTAATTTCAACAATGCCTGTGGCATCATCAACAGGATTGTCGTAAAACTCGAATTGACGTTGAGGATACTCATATAACCGTTCTTTTTCAGTACCAGCCCAAATACCCCTACTACTATTTACAATTAAGCTGGCAACCTTAATAAGCTTCTTCTTATCAAGTAACGTTTCTTGCCCATTGATATGGATATCAAGTGTTTCTAATTCGCTGGTAATAGGTAATCCGATATGCACTACGGATGATGGTGTATCAATTTCCACTGCACCATTGGTGACAATAGCCTGAGGTGAAACATTAGCATCAGAAAGAATATTAACTGTCTTGCCTTCAAGATGATTTAAGCCAGCAAAGCGATAGCGGGCAATGCTCCATTCAGTCGTGGGCGTATTTTGTAATGCTGGTGGAATATTGCGATTAGCAGAAATAACCACTTGATTTGCAGATACATATTGAACAATCTTACAGCGAAGCTCTTTGTGCTCATTATCTTCAAAATAAGGAATATTGACGGCACTACCAATATCAGAAGCACTAAAGACCGGATCACCTGAAATCACTAATGGATAGTTTTCTTGATAGTTCCACTCACCCGCTCCACCAGTGATGGTTGCTGTTTTTGATATATCAGTATTTCTACCGTCATAACTTAAGCCAGAATCCACAAAGAAAGCATCTTCTGTGCGAATAAATAAACGGCTAGCCAAGCGCTCTACATACCGAACCTGTTTGCCGTTTACTGTACGCTGGACAATAAAATAAGCTGAGTCTTCATTACCTTCACTGATGGAACATGTGGACTCAAATTTCCCTTCTGTCGATTGTGGTGCCCATGCAAATACTTGTTGTTCTCTTAAATAGGTTAAAGCCAGCATTAACCCATCGTCACGTATGCACCATGCAATAGAATATGGAACCGTAGTAAATGACCAATCAACAATACGGTGGCGTTGAAATAGGTGATTTGCCAACATAGTTAAGTCAGTGCCTTGATACCCATCCACATCAAAGGAATACGATAAATCACGCACAGCACTGCCTTTCTCTTGTATATAAAGCGCAATGTTCGCAACAGAGATTGGAGGTAAATCACTTGAACCGTTAGCCCCTTGTGATGACATTGAAAAACTGGAAGGTGTAAGTACTTTGTTCTGATCGCCTGTTATTTGATATTCACCGCCTGAGGTCAATGCCACCAGCGAACCGATATCAATCAAATGGCGAATTTCATTAACTTGACGACCTGCATACGTGTAGATAATGCGATCATCATCTTGAATAGGATTGTTGCGCCCAAAGTCTTTATAGTCACCGCTACGACTGGCCCATATCGTTTGTGGGTAGGCACGAGAACCAGCAAAGAATAAACGTTGTTGATAATAAACAACGGTGCTTGGATAACCATCAACATCATTCCACACTGCACGCGCCCATTTATGGCTTGCATTATCTTCACCAACGGCATTTGATGGAATATAAGAGATCACCTTTCCTGTGGCTGTTTTACCATCTTCACTTACAGTTTCAATTTTTACGATACCAAAACCACTATGCAGATATTCCCATTGAATACCTGTATCACCACCCCAACCATCCCAGCTCATTCCTTCAGTATGAGACGGTCTTAGTGTTCCTGTTTTACCGCCACTATTGGCGCGATAGTAGTTACTGTCAGCACGGCGTTGATCATTGAGGTTGGTTGTTTTATCTGTCTCCCAGACAGGAACCGCATCAATATCACGTTGCTCTAAATAGAACTGTTTACCTATTTGCTCGGTACCAAAAATATCATGCGTAGAGGTTAACGTAATTTGCCCCGTGCTTGCACTGGCATAAACTTTCATTGCCTTATCGGTATTGATATCTTCAAAAGGGCCGTTCTTGGTTTCAACGGAGACTAACTTCCAATCATCATGATCGTAACGCTGTAACTCCATTGGTGGGTAATCAGTATGAACAATCGTCATAACATCGGCTGATTGCGTATACTTCAAATCAAACAAATCAGCTTCTTTATAAGGTGTGGCTAATTCAAACACTTCGCCTTTATGTTCACCATCAGCATAGAGAACCTGCCCACCCTCTTTAAACACGCGAATATAACGATCACCAAACTCTAACGCATAGGTTTGAACGGTGCTGAATTGGAAAGGAATAAGGCGAGACTTCTTATTTTGATACTTTGTTTCAGCAATAAATCGTGTGCCTGGTCTATTCTCAACGCCACCATATTGACGAACAATAAAGTTATGGCACTTGCGCAGTGCAGTTGAATACTTCGCAAGATCAACACGACCATATAGGCTTGGTGCAATTTCACCGCCTGAAAAACTAGGTTGAATAAGACTAAATGGCATTATGACAACCTCGCTTGTGTGAATTCATCCATATAATCAGTTGGCTCTGCTGACTCACTTAATGAGTGTGCTGCCGCGCTTTTAATAACACCTTGGTAAATTTGTAGTGCTTCACCACCAATACCCGCATTTGATGCCAATGGACGAGCCAATTCAGCCGCTAAACGCCATGCAAGCGCATCTTTAAATAACGCATCAAACATATTGACGTCAGTAATACGCGCAACATACTCAAGCCATGCACTAGGATGATCAGTAAAAATTAATCGACCAGTACCGTTTTCATCTGAACCAACATGAAAATGGATTGCCGTATCTGGTCTACGATACTTTTGATGAGGTTCGACAATACCAATGGCTTTTAGACAATCATTAGGATAGCGATAGGCATACGCCCAATTAGGTGGGGGATTATTTGTATTGGCTAATGCCACCTTTTTAGTCGCAAAGTTCCAAGGAAAATCGGCCAGCACACTATCACGGCATTGCGCATAATGAAGGTTGCATTGAACGGCTTCTTTGCTGGCTTCGGTCATGCTATTAATTGAACGACTATTACCAATGCGACTTAATGCAATATTGCAGATTTCAATTTCTGAGGCCATTACTCACCTCCATCGAAAAGAACATCTGCCGTTGATTTTGTGTCGCCTGCACCTAGAGCCAGATCGGTTATTTGTAGCTCTACATATACTGACTTCTTCCCTTCACATTCATTAATAGATTTAGACAGTATTTTGGCAACAGCAGACAGCTCAATACTTTCACCAACATCAGGAATGGAAACACCTAATTTTTCTATTGTGTCGTTTTCAAGTGAAATACGTAGCCCGTATGGATATTCTTCACGAGTTTCTTTTTCACCTTTGGCATTTTCATAAGTTTCTGTGCTGGTTTTTAGATTGATTAGTTTCATTGGATATCTCTCGGCTCAAGTAGAAAATAAAAAAGGGGCTTTCGCCCCCTTTATCATCGGGGGTTAAACCCCAAGTTCTTTTCGCTTTTCATCTATTGCTGTGCGCATTTTATCTGCGCCCATATTGTGATGAGGTGCTTTACCAAATAGCTGAGTATATTGCTCACGAAGCGCATCAAGGCTTGAATCAATCGCCACACCTGAACCGCTTACAGCAATATTACTTACGCCTTCACCCGTATTATCACCAGCCCCATCAGCCACACTATGAGTATTAAGTCGAGCATCAGCGCCACCAATTAACGCTAAGTTATCGCCAGCTATACCGTCGTACTCAACCTCTTCACCGATTTCAAGTAGACGCCCAGCGATAAATGATTTTTTTAAAACCTTATATCGTGACATGTCACACCTTATTGAGTTACAGCATCGTAAATAGGATGAGCATCAACAGTTAGGTTAATGCCCGCAGTGAACTTACCCGCCGTTAATGGACCTTCTGCAACAACATATTGCAGGCGCAGGTACTTCAGAACGCCTTGAGGTACTTTCGCCACAATACGTTTACCTGCATTTAAATCAGCGATTGGTATTGCCACAGATTCAAAGATAGATTTAGCATCAGAGAATTTATCGTCTGTCGCGGTTTCTAACTTGATTTGAACAGTCGCTTCACCTGATGCTTTAGCCTGTTCAGTCACTTGTGCAAACAGCTCTAATGGCTCACCAATACCGATATCACGAAATGCACCATGCACTGGCGTTAAGTCGATAATTTGCTTACTTACAGCAGATGCAGTAACAGCCTGATCCAGTGAAAAAAGCGTTTCTTTATCTAAAATCATTTTGACTATCTCCAAATAAATGAAAGTTAGCGGAGCCGTTAAACGACACCGCAATAACTTATTTCACCTGATCTTCAGTCGTTAAGATGGCATCAACACGGCGAACAGGAATTTCATCGAATGAAACAACTTTCTTACCGGCAACTTCTGCCATAGAAATATTGACGTTTTTGCTGTTTTTAATTTGGCGACGCATCCAGCTACGGATTTGCTGGTTACAATAAAAAACAGGACGCCCCATAGAGAGGTTAGGGATCTTCTCAATTGCTTGAATAAACAAGTCTGGCAAATCGAGTGTGTCCGCTTTTTCTGGATCTTTACCAATTTTGGATAAATCAATATTGGCGATACGGACAACGTAACGCCAGTCACGAACTGAGATACCATTTTTCCATTGGAAATGAGTACGAAAGCCTTGGTATTTACCTTTGTTCTCATCTTCTAAAGTAACTTCGCCTAAATGGTTTTGCTCTAAACCTGCTTTAGAACCTTTAGGGAAAATACCGTGAACCGTGTTTCCCCCCCATACGACTAACCACACAGAAGTTAAGTTACTGCCAGCACCACCAGCATCAATGATGTTGACGGCATTCTTTGCTTTCATATCGTTAAAGCGTGCAGCTAAACCCGTAAAGCGCTGAGGATGAACCGTCGCATCACCATAAATAACTGTTTCAGCCATTTGCTGGTTCATAGACTCTAAGAATGCAATTGATTCAGACAATAGAAATTCATTCTTTTGTCCGTTCAAATTAGCAAGATCTTTATCAACTTCAGAATAGGTTTCAAGCATACCAATCGCATCAGTAACCTGTGCTGTAGTTGATTTGCTTGGTGGTACACCATAATTAAGCAAACGCCATGTTGCTGACGGCAGACCTGTACGAACAGTTGTACGGTGACCCGTTGGTAAGTTACCTTCAACGAAAACCATATCATCAAGAATTTCATTAGACTGATTCAGCAATTCGACGATCTTCGCTTGCTTGCTGTCAGGGCCTTGTCGTTTAGCCCAATCAACGAGAGTTAAAGCAGGCATGTTATTTCCTCTTTGTTATCCAAATAAAACATCAGCAGCACTTTTACTGCCGTTACTGTTGCCAGTGACAAGACCGTCCTCTGACATTGCTTTGCCTATCTTGGCAAAAGCCCGAATAATCTCTGGGTGATTACCTAACCCTGTTTCTGTTAAATACAATTTCAAATCATCAGAACCATAGGTATCTAATGCCTTTTGTGCTGCACCAATAGACTCATTTGATCCTAATTCTTCATCTGCTTTAACAGTTTTAACCCATTGCTCAGTCTGCTTTTGCCAACCATCATTGATTTGTTTCTGAATAGCAGGCATGATTTTAGAGCCATAAACATCAACCAGTTTTTGCGCTTGTTCGTTGTTTAAATTCAGCTCACGAGCAATCGGCTCAAAGACTTCTAATGCACCTTTATCAAGCTCTTGCCCTTCTTCTGGTGCTTTAAATTCATACTTTTCAGGCGCACCTACATCTGATTTATTGGCATCATTTTTCTTATCAGCCAGCTTGCCCTGCTCTCCACCATTCTCTTTTTCAGTGCTTTTAGTAGGATCGTCACTGTTTGCTGGTGGCTCATTTTTATCTGTTGCTGATGCTTCTTGAGTAGGTTCCGTTGCTGTACCGCCACCACCTTCACCTCCCTCGCTGTGTTGCTCGTTATACAAGCGACGCATGATTAGTTTCTGCCATAAATTCATGACTGTTTCTCCTGTTGTGTAACTGCTTCATTTGCCATTTGCGCATAAAGCTCAGGGCAAACTTCGTGTAATTTATTGAAAACTTTTAACCCATAGTTACGCTCGCCCTCTCTAAAAGCCATTGCATAGGGATCATTAGAAAAAGAGCTACGAAATACGCCAGAGTCAGAAATCAAACGCCAAATAACAGCACGCCCAGCTTCTGTGGACATAACCTCTTTTAGCTGTTGTTCCTCTTTCTCTTGCTTATTTTTTTGTTGAATATCGTATTCAGTGCGAGCAATCTTCTCGTCTTCATACGCATCGAATGGATGTGTCATTGAGCACCTCCACCAGTCATAGCGGACAAGGCACTATCATTATCGAGATTGGTATCACTGAGCGTTTTAGCACCATCAATAGCAGACTGTGCCATTTGCATCTGTGCCATTTGTTGTTGCTGTGCTTGTCGTTGTTGACGTATGGCTTGTACTTGCTCATTGGTTGCAACGATTGTTGGAGAGACACCAATTGCCGATGCATAGTTATCAATAGCATCATCAGCATTAAGCTTATCGAGAACTTCTGGTTTAACTCTTGCCAGATTGCCAACAAAGCCAGCAAAGCGTTCGATACTGCCAACGCCAATAGCTTTCTGTGCCTGAGCCATTACAGAAATGTACTCAACCTTTAGATCCATTCCCTGCATTTCATCAGGCGCAATGGGAAGTAAATTTTTGTTTACCAAGATTGAGAAAGTGCGATTAATCAGCTTGTCGAGTAACTCAGAATCAAGGCGTTGCAGAACAGGCCCTAATTGCAATAGCTTTTCTTCACGCATTTCAACAACGGCTTCGATCGGCATAGAGCGCGTATTCACCATTTGCATCATGCGGAACAAATCAACAAAGTAAGCGGTATCAATCAGTTGACGGGTATCTTGAACATCTTCAAGTAATGCTTTCAATGCTACGGGTTGAACATCAAAAATCGTTTGAATTTTATTAGTAGGATTGGCCTCATCAAGATAGTTAATGCCTCCGGGTATTGTATTTACCCGTTGGTTTTTTAATGATGCTGGCACTTGTAAAGGTGGATTGGTCAACTTATCAATCATCTGCGCTTTACGCTTTTGCATTAACTGAAGTGCTTTAGTACCACCTAACGCCAACATACCAGGGCAAGATGAACCGTAAACATCTTCACCATTCACTTCCCAACGTGGCGCCATGATAGGAAATTCATCATAGCCAGATTCACGTAACACTTTCTCGTTATCACCCGCCACTTCAAAATAAACGGATTTAAAAGGCTTATGCTTTGCCTCTAACTTTCCTGTTTGTCGTTCAAGGTTTGGATATACGGCATGAACCACTTCAACCCATTGGCTGTACTGGCTCGAATTCCACATTGATTTAACAGTATCACTGACACTATCAAGCCCGAACTCCATCACCAACTGGCGAACGGTCATCGTAAATTTACGATAGCAAACATCAACACTCAGGCTTGGGCTATTCGCAATGTAGTAACTTCCAAGAGGGAAATGAACGGTACGGATAATACGCTGGCTATCTTCAACAACTGCCATTGCTGCAGTGCCAAAGGTACCTAAATCCCCATACATCAACGGTAATGACTGATAGAGATTAGAACGATTGAACACTTCGTTCATGCGTTGTTCGGTGGTTTCGAGCCAAAGTTTTACAGGACCATAATCCATTAAGTCAGGATCAGGTGTTGCTAAACGAAACCAAGGACGAGCAGGACTTGTAATGCCTGACATCATTCCACTGGAAAGCACCGATGAAGCTAAAGATGCCGTAGGGTCAATGATCTTACTATTACGGCGATCGCCTCGATTAACATCAGACGCAGTAAAACGCGTACTACGAGGACGAGTGAAATCTGACAATTCACGCCAATGCGGTTCAAATGAGCTACGCTCTGTTTCCAACTGATTAAGTTGTTGCAGTAGCTGTTGTTTCAATGGCGTTGACATAGTCACCCCTTATTGACCAAGTAAGGTTTTACCGCTGGTGGATGCTGAACTTGTTGCACCCTGAGCACCAGTTAGTAACGTAGACTTACGACCTGCGGCTGCACGGCGACGACGCATTTCATCATCACGACTACCCGTTACTGCCGCATCTTGTTCTTGAGGTGCTGCCTGAACTGGTGGAGGAGTAGTAATTTTTGGAGTTGAGCCTAATCCGCACATAATTCACCCATAGATTAAATTAACCAATATTGCATATTAAATTAATAATACATGTTATTTGACAATATTGAAAATTATAACTACCATTTTGGTTATGTAATGCCACTGCATTTTTTCTCGGTATTGTTACCACGACAGCGTGCTTTACCTTAGGACTGTTTGCCCTCTACTCCAGAGGGCTTTTTTTATGCGAATGGATCGTAATCTGAATTGCTGACATTAACGCCAGAATGAGGTGAGGAATAATTTCTATCTATTTTGGTGACCGGATAGGCGAATGTCAGTGCGAGCGCATCACCTTTACCCGGTGAACGACCAAGACGTTTTTTAATTTCTGTTTTATCTTCTAGTACAATCTTGCTATCAATAACACGAACTTTGTATTCACCACATGATAAATCATCTGCGGTTTCTTGATCATCAATAGCCCCACCAATTTTTAGCCATGTCTTAACGCTGTTATACATTTCACCGCGTTTGTTCAGCATTTGTGGATCAGTTGATGCACCACCAAACTTAACTAAACGCCACACGCGCCCCCAACTTGTTCCAATGGAGTGAATGCCGGTACCATATCCAAAGTCGATATGAACAGCATCAGCCTTGTATTGATCTTCAAAGTCAGCAATGCGCTTTGCCATAACAACATCGTCTGTTGTTTTAAAGCCCGTCCACAAACACTTACTGAATAAACCTTGACGTAAATAAATCACCGCGTCATCAATACCAGAATAGGCGGGGTCGACACCAATGATTACAGGCGCGTGCGCAACTTCTGCCTGTGTGACAATGCGCTTCATGGCTTCATCGGTTAAACCTGTTGGAATAAACTGTAGTTCTGATGCTGACGGGAACACACCACGAACACGGACTTTAAAGAAGTCATTATCTTCGCCGTAGTCCTCTTCCCAGTTTTTAATCTGCTCTTTGTTGCTACCTTCAACGGTACGGCTATCAATCTGCTTAGTATTCCAACGATGTTTAAACTTACGAAAGCACTCACGAAAGCGCCCTGTGTTACGGGTTGGGTTACCAAATGCTATCCAAATGATTTCGGTGCCTTCATCCGTTAACGCCCCTTCTGCCACTTCCCATACCAGATCGGCAATATTAGACGCTTCATCAAACACGAGGATAATACGCTTGCCTTTGTTGTGAAGTCCTGCGAATGCCTCTGTGTTGTTCTCTGACCACGGTACCGCATCAGCACGCCAAGCATTAGCATGATTAGGATCGTTTGAGTAGATAGCTGTCTTAGTGCAAGTAAACCAATTATTAGTTAGTGATAGGCGTTGCCACTTCGCTATTTCTGGCCACGTTTTAGTACGTAGCTGATTTTCGGTGTTGGCAGTGACGACTACCTTACAATCTTCGCAGGTATCCATACCCCACTTGATGATCATTGAAATAAATGCAGATTTGCCGATACCATGACCAGAAGCACGAGCAAGTAATAATGGCTGGTGGCGTGTCTTTGGATTGCGTAGATGTTCACCGATTTCATTTAATGCTTCGGCTTGCCACTGACGAGGACCATTGTATTCTTCAAGCTCTCCACCAGCTTCACCCCACGGAAACGCGTAATACGCATAACCTAATGGATCATGAGTAAATGATGCGATATCTTCAATGAGTTGTTCTTCTGGTGACTTCTGCAAAGCTTCTGACATTACTCAACGCTCCCTTGCTGAGCACGTTTACGAGCAGATGCTAACTTATCAGCCAATGATACGTTTACATCGACTTGTACTCTGTCTCTAAAGGCATTGATATCAACGTGCTTACCAATCAACTCAAGCACCTTGATTTTATCCAGCAACTTCACTTTTTTAATGCGTGTATCACCGTTAATATCGATGATATCGAATGCAGCAACACTTTTACGCCAAATAGGTGACCATTCAGATATTGGTTTAATATCGCCTTTCTCATTGAGAATATCGGCAATATCCGCATCAAGCATATCAACCAAACGCTTAAGTACATTGTCTGCACTCATCTTGGTGCGCTTATTACGCTGTTGCATAAGTTGTGCGATACGCTCTTGAATACGGGGATCAGCCATTAGCTGTGATGCGCGTTTGCAAGCACTGCCAGACGCATATCCAGCAGAGATTGCAGCATCAGTTTGATTATCGGGGGATTTGATATATTCCTGACAGAAGCGTTCCATCTTGTCGTTGATAGGCGTTGGCTGTCGTGCAGGTTTCTTTCTTGGTCTTTTGATAGTCATAATCATCACCTCTTTGGTTATTATGACTATCAGAAAGTTAAACTTCAAATCATTAAATATTAACTAGATTCCTAACGATTTTTTTGTACAGTATTCTAATACACCCATCGATTGCCTCTGATATTCAGTTATAAACACTTTTGAATCATTAAGGTATGTAATTAAATCACTGATTGATGGATTCACTTTAATAAAGCTTTGTAGACTAATTAAAAATTTATCATTGTAATGTTCAATAGTATATCTAAGTTTTAACAACTCATTAATTAGCTCACTATCTATTTTAGATATCTCTAATAAATATTTATCAATTATTTTGCTGGAATGTTTTATAAAAATGAAACCATCTTTTATATCATTTTCTGTTTCATACTGTAAAAATGGCTCAGAACCAAGATTGTTATAATTAAAACTTAGTAACTTTTCATTCCATACAATGTTGCAAAAAGTAACGAATTTACTCATATGAATAATATTACTAGATACTTCATTTTGGATTAAATAGCACAATGATTGTAGTTGTTTTTTCTTACTAATTTCTTCTGCGTGTGCTGCATCCTGCTTTTGCTTTTCATACAGCTCAATTGATGTATCTATCGCTCTTTTAGCTGATTTTGTAGATTGATAGGTCAAATATAATGAGCCCATACCAACAACTAACGCTGTACCTGCAATCCAATCGAACGCCATAATACCCTCAGATAAAATCAATTTTTCCTCATTCTACCTTCAACATCATTTCACGCCAGCCCTTTGTTACCCAACACTTAGCATCACCAGATAAACAGCATTGCTGAACGGGTAACTGCTCACCACAACGCTCACACTTACACTTAGAGAGCGACTCTGCTTGTCGCTTATACTCTGCATCATCTTTACGAATAAGCATCTGCAAGTATTCAACAACATCATACGGCTCACGACCAGGCATACGTAGAACACAATTACGCTGTAACATCTCCAACTCTTGATTATCCACCAGCAATTCAATCTTTGTTACGCCAAGTTCCTTTTGGCGTTTACGTTGTAATGCCTTACGTTCAGCGGGTGATTTAGCCATTAAGTGACACTCCAATCACAGTAACAACGACACACCAGAATACAGCGAATAAAATGTACTTAGTTAGCATTTATCAACTCCTCAGGTATCTCAACTTCATTACCGATCTCAAGCATAACAACCGCTCGACAAATAGCTTCTTGAGCAATATTAGCAGTGGTGTAATCACCCATTAAATGTGGCGGTGATGCATAGCAATAATTAACCCCATCAACTTCCTCAAACATTAAATCAATCCAGTAGTTATTTATAAGCTCGCCACATTCACGCCAATCACTTGAATATTGCTTAACGAAAAAATCAATTCGTAGCCCACCTTTAGGTGGAAATGTATAACCGCTCTCTAAATATCCAACTGGAGCTAATACCATCCCCTCATTTTTTCCATCAATATCAGGAGGTACTGGAATTAATTCATATCCACCAACTGCTAATGCTACTGCATAGTTAAGCGCTCTACCTGTAAGTTTTGAGGTTTTAATTTTCATCACTCAACCCTCAATTAATATCGCAGTGGTATTCGACGCTCAAATTGTCTACATGAGCGCCACCTAAATCAGCCCAGAAGATTACCGTTGCCTCTGCATCTAATTCACATTCAGCTTGCATTAGCTTTTCAAATGGTTTTCCGTTCCATGTGCCAGTAATTTTGTAAACCGCCCCGTCACCCATCTTAAAAATCCTCTTGCGTGACATGTCACAGTTATTTGAGTTATTGAATAAGCCTAATAGCATCAATTTCTTGGCTCATAATTTCTTCCCAAACTCATTCAACGATTAATTAACTCAGTCACGAACTTAACACATGGTAATAAGTTCATGATTTTCTCTATTTTCAGGTAACGTTACCCCTATCTTTCCCTGCTCACCCCAAAGCTTTGACGCACTGATATTCCACACCCTACAATCTTCATCAAAGATGGCGTCCATAACAGCTTTAATCAGGTTATCGACATCAGGACGTTGCTGGTGGGGTTTACCATTCATCTCAATGCGTTTTTTCTTGCTCCATGATTTAGGCATAGGGATAACAAACGTTAGGTGGGCACCGCTTTCCGGTAGCGTAAAACGGTTAGCTCTCATCTCGTCACAAAAAGCGTGGTACTTAACGACAACGGGTCTTTTCTTCCATGCATCACGCTGTGTCATACGTGGCTTTGATACGGGATTGATATAATAAATTTGCTGTTTCATGCGCGTACCGCCACCAGCATTGCGTTCATACGGTTATGAATATCAGCAATCTTTCCATGCTGTAACGGTGGTAAGCTCTTTCTGACGTAGGTTAGTGAACCTTTTTGACAGATAACATGCTTATCAGTAGGTTTTGCTGGCTTCTTGGTCATTAGAGATGCTTCTTTTTTGATATCTAATTCACGTAGACGCTCCATGTAATCAGGCGCTAGTGTGTATACATAACCAATGCCGACTACCGCTTTGCGCTCAACAACCGCGCATTCAACCAGCTTAATCAACGCATAATTGGTCGTTGAGCGATTTTTCTTACCATCAAGCTCTGAGGCAATCTCGGTTATTTCGTTAACTGATAACGGTTTTTTCTTGTCATGTAATATTTCAACAACAAAATCCTGCATAAATTTCATATACGATAACCCTTAAGAGATTAATCACTATGGTTAATATATCCAATTTGGTTATGTTTTCAAGTATAAAAAAACAGAGTTTTTAATTAAACTCATACCCACTTAAAACGCTCTCAAATCGTCTATACGCTGTTTTCACTACTCAGGCACCCAATCGCATACCTACAACAAATAAAACTCACCAGTGTTTATTACGCTAAGGATTTTGATATCCAATAAACCCTATTCGATTTTTAGTTTATGAAATTACTTAACTAAACGCCGATAGCTTTGCCATGTGAAATTTATCGTTGTTGGATTTCCCATTCTGAGTCGATCTATTACTCGCTCATCCAACACTTTGGATAATTGGGTATAATTGAGGTTTGTAAGCACTCCAACAGGCTTTTTGTTTGCTAGTCTTCGATCCACTACTTGAAATATAATTAATTCCTCATTGAGGTTTCCACGTTGCACACCCACATCATCAAGCACTAGCAAATCAACATCACACAGATCATCTATCAGTTTTGACTCTGTTGTTTTAGCATCCTTTTGATAGGTTTCACGAACCTTCATCATTATGTCAGGCAGTGTAGCGATCAGAATACTTTTCCCTTTTTGGATAATGTGGTTGCCTATGGCTGACGCTAAATGATTTTTTCCAGTACCAGGATTACCACTGAAAATGAACCCACCAAATGATTTACCAAATTGCTCAGCGTATCTCTTAGCTTTGTACAACGCTCTTTGTTGGTCTTCACATGTAACGTCATAATTATCGAATGAACAATTTTGGTGTAATGGGCTAATACCTGATCTACCCATGATTTTATTTAAACGAGCTACTCGGTTTTCATTTGCGATCCTCATTGAATCAATTTCACCCTGCTCTCGTTGCCATGCCATTAATTCAGCAGAAGTAGTAAATTTAGGTTTAATATGCTCAGGCATTATTCGCTTTAGCCTTGCTAAGGTTGATGATGCAGTCATCAGAAGTCCTCCGGTATAAACTCATCGTTCTTTTGAGGTTGAATGATCCGTTGTGGTGGTGAAACGTTTGGTTTGAATAGTCCTTGCCAGCCATTTGTAATGGTTTTGCTAATTATTTCTTCAGGTGAAAAACCTAACTCATAACACTCAGTGAGTAATTTTATTTGTCCACTGAACGTTTGTTTCGATTTTATCGGGTGCTTGATTTCCTTTCGGTACTCAATCCACTTCTCCCAAACTTCAGGATTTAGCCAATCAGGTATTTTTTCTTCCAAGATATTAAAACCTCGATTTTGTACCGACTTTTTTTTCAAGGGGGATATAGGGGGTTTTATATCTTGTTCTTGTTCCTGCTCCTGTTCTTGGCTTCGTAGGGTCTTCAAAGCCCCTTCCAAGCCCCTTTCATTTTTTATCGATGAATCTCTTGCAGAACTTAAATTAAAAGCATCTTTATACTTATCATAAAACATTGATAGGAATTGATTTTTAGGCTGAGAGTCATACTCTCTTTGTATACCGATACACCGGTTATCTGATGGCTTCAAAGATGATGCTATTTGATATTTTGCCATCTCGATCACCCAAACAACTTCAGCATCCTCATCATAGTGGCAAAAACCTGCTTCAATGCACCTTAGAAGCCCCTTGGAAGCCCCTTCTAAACCTAGCCCTGTTTCGTGCGCCATATAGATAATAGGTAGGTAATACATGCCGATCATATTGGCGTGAGGATTGGTTAATAAGTACATAGAGACAATAAGTGCTTCATGCCCTTTTTCTCTTATTTCCTTACCTGTTTTTCCTATCCAAAATTGTGGGGAAACTTTTCCATAGTCACGCATAAAACACCATTCACTTAGCGCTGTTAATTAATTGCTTTAACACAGAGCGATAGACTGTTGAATTTTCAAAGTTGCATTTAACGCAAACACCATTACAAACATAACGTTCAGCAACATGACCGTTCTTGCATTTCTTACCTGTAAAAAATTTTCCAAGCCCTTTTGAAGCAGCTTCTTTTCGACTAATAATCTCCATTTCAACCTCATTTGATTATGTGTATGTGCAAATGCTATCCATTATTTTAAAATAGATCAACCTAAAAAGATTTATTGGTTATCAACAAAAAATTAAGGACCACCGAAGTGATCCTTATCTATAAACAGCCTTTGAATTATTATCGAATAAAGAAATTGATTAATTGCCCTCTGGTTGCATCTGCACCGAACTCAATACAGACATCATATAACTTATTGAGTTTACTTAATGAAGGCTTGCGTTTTGCATAGCGTAGCTGATGTGATAGATACAACTGGCTATATCCCGTTTTTTGAGAGAATGCTTCTCTTTGCTTAATCGTTAAGCTATTCCAAAATTTTTTAAAGTCGAAAACTTCCATAATTTCACCAATTTGATTAACCAATAAATAATAGTAACCGTTTAGGTACTTTACCAAAAGGGTTATTTGTTTGTTTAATACACCATAACTTAATCAAATTTGTATGAAGAATAGACACCAAAGGACTTGGAGAAATGAAAAGCATTGCTGAAATTAGAAAAGATAACCTGATTTATATTATTGAACGCTACTATAACGGCAAACAAAAATTACTGGCTGATGCGTTAGGTGTAGCACCAAGTATGATCTCTCGTTACCTATCACCAAAAGATTTAAAAAGTCATCGTGAACTGACCGATCCAATGTCACGCAAAATTGAATATGTGACTAGAATTAGCAAATATTGGATGGATGTAGACCACTTAAAAGAAGGTCATGCGGAGTCAGAAAAAGAGGAATATATTCCGACTGAAATTGGCAAGATACTCTCAGATAACATCACAACATTCATGTTAAATGATGGAATAAAATCAAGAGTTAAGCTTTCTGTCGATTCAGGGCTTGCACAATCAACGGTTAACCGCATTATCAATTGTGAAGCCAGCGCCACCGCTGAAAGCATTGATGCTATTGCAAAAGCAATGGGTCGCCAAGCCTATGAACTACTGATCCCTAAAAATGATAAAGGCACTATTAACTATGATAGAAGAGCCTATTCAAAACTTCCCGCCAGCGAACAAGCCGCTATTGAAAACTTCATTGAATTTATCATTAATAAAAACCAGCCTATCTCCCACGACTAACCATCTCCATTAAAAAGAAGTCATATCTTGGCTTCTTTTTACTCTTAATAAATCATTAAATTTCATAGTGATAAAAACAAACATAACCACATTGGTGATTTATTTGTTTTTCATGGTTGACAATGGTTAATTTATGGTTATGATTAAAAGCATAAGTTAACCAATACGGTTAATTTGCTCTTTAACAATATGGATAAAAGAGACTGATTTTTTAATGCGCTCAGACATAACCAATTTGGTGATTAGTCATGATCTTTTATATCAAAGACGGTAAGCATGTATTTACCTTATCTGGCTTAAATGAGTCACAGTCATTTGACAATTTTAAAGCCGGTATTGAGTGGGCTTATGTAAGAAAGCTCGCATTACAAACAGAACAATTAGTAGGTAAACAAAATGTCAGACACTAAGCACTTAAATGTGTTGATTGCAAAAGCTCTTTTACTTAACCAAGATATTACTGATAGCGAACAAGTAGATGCGCTAACAGCTCATATCAATGGTGATATTGAAAAAGAAGAGTTTAAGCAATACGACCACTTTATTAATATCACGCTACTTGCACTTTCATTGGTTCCTAATATCAGTAGTGAACTTAGTGAAGAGCAAATCGTTAACGCTATTATGTCATTTATTGATAACCCTGATATGCGTAGCGTTCGTCATAGAGTTAATCACTTTAACTCATTAATAAATCCAAAAAACACCTCAAATGAGGTAGAAAAAAAGGAATCACCTCAGGAAGAGGTGATTTTTCACGCCAGCAAAGATAACCAAAACGGTCAACACAAGGAGACGGAAGATATTCCACAGGAAGAAAATGACCAACCTGCTTATTTTGAACCTGGTCGTTATCCAGATATTCCTAACGAGGTGTATCACAGTTCAAACAGCATCAGTAGTTCGATGCTAAAAGATGCTCGTATTAGTTTGATGTATTACGAGTTACGCCATATAACAAAAGTCATTGAGCGTGAAAATAAGCGTTGTTTCGATTTAGGTAGTGCGTTTCACACGTTAACAATGGAACCTGAAAAGTTTGATGCTGAATTCAGTGTTAAGCCAATCATTCCAGAAGGTGCCTTTACAACAACGGAAACAATGAAGTCATGGATTGACGAATACAACAATAAGTTGCCTAAAAAGCTCTCACAGGATGAGTTAAAAGCAATTATTGAAGAACATAATGCCACTCTGACACCGCAACTTTCCACCAGCGGAAAAGCCGAAGAGCTAGGTCAGATATACATGCAGTTGCCCGATGAATTTAAAACCATCCCTGAAGATGGAAAATTCACAGGTGCCGCAATGAAAGCCTGTATCAAAGCCTATAACGATACTTTGCCAACACCATTGAAAACCTCAGGTAATACAGACGCATTACTTGAGCAGATAAACGGCATCAATCCTGAATTATATTTAGCAGAAACAAATAAACCTGAGCCACTTAGAAAACCCGTCAAAAAAGATGATCTCATGCAGGTCATTAAAGAAGTTAACCCTGATGCTGTATTTGAGGATGAAATCATTAGCCAATGGCTTAGTGACGATTCAAAAATTCACGTTCAAACCGTTGACTATGAAATGGCAAATAACATGCGTAACGCTGTTATGAACCACAAAGAAGCATCCAGTTTATTAAATCACCCTAACCGCGTATCAGAAGTGAGCTACTACGGCATTGATGAAGATACTGGTCTTGAAATTCGTGTTCGTCCTGATATCGAAATTCAAACAGAAAATAACCGATTAGGTTTTGACCTCAAATCAGTAGCACTTGGTCGATTTAAACAAGATGCCATTGAAGCCATGATCCGCAGAGAAATCATTAATCGCGATTATCACATCAGTGCAGCTATGTATTGTGATGTGGCAATGCTGGATCAGTTCTTCTGGATATTCGTTAACAAAGATGAGCATTACCACTGGGTTGCTATCGTTGAAGCCTCTCCTGAATTGCTTGAACTGGGTCGCGCTGAGTACAAAAAGACACTGCGTGATATCCGTGAAGCTATGGATACAGGATATTGGCCAGCGCCTATCACCACTACTCTCACTATCGGTATCACTGACTTTGAGCAGAGAAAGTTAGAAGAACTGCAAAACGAAGTCGCTTAATAAAACTGCGCTTGAACAATCAGGCGCACGTTTGGAGTAAATATTATGTCAGAAGTAGCAACTCTCGAAAGAAATCAATCAGTAATGAATAACACATCATTACTTTTTAATCCTGAATCATTAGACCGTATTGTCAAATTTGCGGAGCTAATGGCATCAGGTACAGCAACGGTGCCAAGACATCTGCAAGGTAAACCATCTGATTGTCTTGCTATCACAATGCAGTCCGCACGTTGGGGAATGGATCCTTTCGTTGTCGGTCAAAAAACTCATGTCATCAATGGTGTGCTTGGTTATGAAGCCCAATTAGTAAATGCAGTTATTACCAGTTCAAATGCTGTTGTAGGTCGATTCCATTACAAATACGGTGGCGACTGGGAAAAGATTGTAGGCATGAAAGATAAACGTGATGAATCGGGTTTATTTATTGAAGTCGGTGCAATTTTAAGAGGTGAAGAAGAAATTACATGGGGTGAGCCTGTTTACCTTGCTGATGTACAGACGAGAAACTCACCTCTTTGGAAAACAATGCCTAAGCAACAAATCGCGTATCTCGCTGTAAAATATTGGGCTCGTCTTTATTGTCCTGAAGTTATTCTTGGTGTGTATACGCCAGAAGAACTTGAAGATCGTCCGATTAAAGACATCACCCCACAGAAAGAACGTGTAAGCATTAATGAAATCACTACCCAGCAACAACCAAATAATGCTGAATCTGTAAAAGAAGCTCAAGGCGAGTTTATACCTAAGTTCGATGCTGAAACCTTTAGATTAGCTATTGATGATGTTCAAACTGTCGAAGAAGCTAAAAATATTCGCGCAGAAATTGAGAACTTAAAAAATGAAATGGGGATCAACCTGTTTACTGAATTAAAAAATAAAGCAGTACAGGCATACCACCGCATTGATGCACGTAATGCCCTGGAAGCTTCTATTAACTCACTTCCTGAATCTGGCTCACCTGAAGCTACCGAAGCATTTGAAAAAGTAGACAAGCTACTTAAATCAAGCAAAAGAAAACTCGGTGATGAGTTATACGAGTCTTTCTCTATCACACTTAATGATATGCGCCCTGAATACCAGTAATCCTATTTAATGCGGAGCTGTATCGCTCCGCAGGAGTTTAAATATGAATATTAAATTACCTATCAAACCTATTCGTATGCCTGATGTTTTAAAAAAAACAGGGCTTTCTCGCTCAACTATTCGCACCTTAGAGAAGAAAGGCGATTTTCCAAAGCGTATGTATTTATCTGTGCGCTGTGTTGCTTGGGAAGCTGAAGAAGTTGATGAGTGGTTGAAAAAGCGTTCTCAATCCAGAGAGACACCTAAGTGTTACACCGAACGTAAGCGCAATGAAGCTGGGCAGTTTATTAGAGGGTAGCAATAATCATGGATGACGTTAAAACATGCTCAATGTGTAAAGAATCTAAATCTTATAGTGAATTTTATAAGGACCCTAGAACTAACGATGGATTGCGTTCTCAGTGTAAAAAGTGTCACACAAAAACCAATTTAAATACTCGTAATAAAGATAACGCGAGAATAAAAAATGCAATGTATATGCGGAAAAAAAGAAGAAAGTAGAAATATCAGCCTTCCATGTTTAACCAAAGGATATAACCATTACTCAGTGCAAGGATGCAAACAGGAGATAGATATGAAAAAGCAAACAGTAGATTTACTAAATTCTAATAACGAAACTATTTTGATGATGCGAGGCAGCCAAACCAAAGAGCAAGTTATCGACACTGCAATTAAAGAAAACATTATTTGTGAAAGCGATAAATCGGAATGGGTTAATTGCGATCGCGTTGATGTTTGTTATTAAAAGGCAGTTCCTCGTGATGGTTATTCAGCATATTACTATCCATCAAATAAAGATGTTAAAGGTGCATTTTTAGCGACAGCTTTAATTATCTTTTAATTTAACTCGCAGGGATGCAATGAAGAGGAATGAATATGAAAGACAGAATCAAGTTTAACGATGCAATGTTAGCAGCTGTCATGGAAGGCAGAAAAACGCAGACACGCAGACCGATTAAGCCACAACCAAAAGTAACCGAGGATGAATTACGCAAGTTAGGTTCATGGCAAGATGGTTACACACTATCAGAGCAAGTATGTGCGGCGTGGCGTCATGGATTTGTTGAACCTGATTGCCCGTATGGTGGGATTGGCGACATCATCAACATTTCGGATAAAGACGGTAATATCAAAGGGAAAATTGAAATTACTGGCGTCTGGATTCAGCAAGTAAATGATATCAGCGAAAGTGATGCAGAAGCCGAGGGATTTGACGGGAAATTAAATGCACATACTTCTGACTTTGCTGCGGTATGGATTGCAATATATGGAATTGATAGTTGGGTAAATAACGAATGGGTGTGGGTGATTGAGTTCAAAAAGGTGGTATAGTTAACTCTCAATTAAAAAGGAGAATAAAATGGTATGCTATTTAATGTTCTATGCAGACGGAACAACTGAAAAAAAAGAAAAAATAAGATTTGAAAGCCCTATGCTATCAATACCGCCAAATAACCCTGTCAATTCAACATCAATCTCCTCAAAAGCAAATAAATTTTCCAAAAAGTTTCACACTTATAAAGTAAGAGATGAACATAATAATAAATATGCCATTGCTTACGAGGTTGGAATGGAAAAGCCAAGTGATAAAGACATATTGAAGCTAATAAAAGAAAAAGATATTACACCAAGCTTAATCTAGTAATAAAGCACCCTGCACTAGCAGGGTTTTTTATACCTAAAATTCAGAGTAACAATTAATGAAAATAATCGGATATGTATTACTCATGCTAATACAGGGTTCTGCTGTGCCTGTGACGGAGCAAATATACACCCAATCAGAATGTAATAAACGTGCTGAATATTTAATGTCAGTGAGAGATTTAAATATTATCTGTGGTGAGGTGATTCGTGAAAATAACAATTGAATGTAAAGATAATGAGTATTTATTTGCTCTTGAAGCAGCAAAAACAATTATTAGTAATAAGCCAGATGTTAATGCGTTAGCTGTGGCTACTGGTGACGGAAAAACGGCATATGGTAAGAAATCACATGCGGGTAATTACAAAATAACTGTTAAGGATTAATCAATGAATAAATACACCGAACTCTCTGACTTCGAGATTAATAAAAAGGTTGCTGACTTAATTGGCGCCACTCCATTTCCGCTCGGAACAACGGAGTATCGTCGTTCCGCTGTTTCTGGTTGTGAAAGCTCAATAATTATTAGATCACCTCACAAGGTTGGCTCATTCGACCCATGCAATAACCCTACTGACGCAATGCCGATTATTATTGAGAATAAGATTAGCCTACTTGCTGGTGACGGTAATTTCTGGTGTGCTAGATATGGAGAGTGGACTCTACTTCCTTATCCATCTGGTATTGAGTTTATAGAAAAAGCGCAAGTTATAAACGATAGCCCATATCGCGCAGCTATGGAATTATTCTTAATGATGAGGGATGCTGAACGTGAAACCAATACTTGATATGTGTTGTGGCTCTCGCATGTTTTATTTTGATAAACAAGACGACCGAGTTTTATTTAATGATATTAGAGCCGAAGAACATATTTTATGTGATGGAAGAATTTTAAATATAACACCAGATATTATTTCTGATTTTAAAAACCTTCCATTACCAGATAATACCTTTTATCAGGTGCTATTTGACCCTCCTCATTTAATTAGAGTTGGTAAAAATAGCTGGATGTTTAAAAAATACGGTTTGTTAAATAAAGAATCATGGAGAGAAGATTTAAGTAAAGGGTTTAGTGAAGCATTTAGAGTGCTTAAGCCTGGAGGAACATTGCTGTTCAAATGGAATGAAACCCAAATACCTGTTAAACAAATTTTAGCACTAACAGACCAAAAACCAACAGCAGTACAGCGTGTAGGTAAAAATGATAAGACGCACTGGATCTCTTTTCTTAAGGAGGTTAAATGAAAAAATACGACCTTATCTATTGTGATCCTCCGTGGGATTACAAAAATAAAGTTTCAAACGGTGCTGCTAAAAATCATTATCCAACAACCTCCCTCTTCAATTTAACTCATATCCCTATTCATTCTATTGCATCTGATAACGCAGTTCTTGCCATGTGGTATACCGGTAATTTTGTACTCGAGGCTATTAAATTAGCTGAAGCTTGGGGCTTTAAAGTCCGCACAATGAAAGCTTTTACATGGGTTAAGTTTAACCCTTTAGCATGGCAACGAATTGATAAGGCTATTCAAAACAGTGAGTTATTTGATTATCACGACCTGTTTGAACTATTAGATGCTGAAACAAAAATGAATGGAGGAAACTACACCAGAGCCAATAGTGAAGATGTTTTAATCGCTACTCGAGGTAATGGATTACAGCGCATTAGTGCTAGCGTTAAGCAAATCGTATTTAGTTGTTTAGGTGAGCATAGCGAAAAGCCGTGGGAAGTAAAAAACCGTCTTGAAGAGTTGTACGGTGATGTAAATCGCATTGAGCTATTCGCTCGTGACATGTCACAAGGTTGGGATGCATGGGGTAATCAATGTCCTAACAACAGTATCGAACTTATCAATTCTCATTTTATTTGTAAGGAATAAATATGCCTGATATCGCAGATGATGCTAATGACTTAACGGCTCTACAAATCAACACCGCATTAGCAAACAGAGAACCACCAGCAAAAAGCTTAACTGGATTTTGTATCTGGTGTCGTGAAGAGCCTGTAACAGAGAACAGCGCTTACTGCTCTAAAGAGTGTGGTGATGATCATGCTCAGTACAAAAGGAAAAACGGATAATGATTATTGTACTCACATTATTAGCTGTGTACTTATGGCTTGCTGGATACCTATTTTCAGAGTCTAAGCACGAAAGCGACAATATAAAAGATATTGTGGCCAGACTGTTTTACTCCACAATCTGGCCTGTTGTTGGTGTGCTTTATCTATCATCACTACTTGCTTATAAAACACTTGGCGAAGAATGACTGAGCGTTAATCTTTCTCTTTTATCCATTCATCCACCATATCCGCCCACTCTTGTAACATCTTCCTGCGCTGTTCAGCATATTCAGCTTTGTTGTAAACGGCTCTAACGCCATTTTGAACGTGTGCTAAACATTTCTCTATCCAATCTGAGTTATAACCGGCTTCGTGCAATAGCGTGCTTGCTGTGCGTCGTAAATCGTGAACAGTAACAGGTTCGAACTCAATACCTTTTTCATTTATACGTTTTACAGTTCCGTCAATCACGTTATTCAATGCAGCATTAGAAAGTGGCTTTTTAATATCATATCGACCAGGCATTAAGTAATCGCTTCCCATGGCACAAACTTTCATACCGGTGAGGATATCCATTGCTTGGTCAGAGAGATAAATAACATGCTCTTTTCTCCCCTTCATTCGCCCTTTAGGGATCACCCATTGTCTATTTTTAAAGTCTATTTCATCCCATGTAGCATGAATAAACTCAGACTTTCTGACTAATGTTAGCAATACAAATTTAACAGCCAATTTTAAGGTTGGATAACAACTATAGTTTTCTAGTTCACGAAATAAGATACCGATTTCTTTCGGTGACATTGCCCTTTCGCGCGCTTGAAAAGTACCTATCGAAGATGCCTTTATTGCATCTGCTGGGTTACTAATTTCATAACCTCTGTCTATGGCATAAGTAAAAACAGAGCCAACAATCTCACGCACTTGTAATGCAGTCGCTTTTGCGCCCCTATCTTTTATCTTTTCACACAATGCTCTAAGCCGTGGCGTGGTGATCTCTTCTAGTTGAAGCTTGCCGAATACGGGATAGATTTCTTTTTCAATAATAGCTTCTTTCATGGCCCTAGTAGAGTCGGCATATTGGGCATCATTAAGAAAATTGACGGTATAGTCTTTGAATACCGCTCCTATTTTTTTACTCTCAATACCGTCGCGTTTCTTTGAAGCTGGCGATATACCTGAGTTTAGTAGCCTTTTTGCTTCAATTAATTCGGCTCTAGCTTCTGCAAGCGTGATACCGTCAGCACTGTATCGACCAAAAGTAACCGTTTCTCTCCTTCCATTAAAACGATAATCATATCTAAATGAAATAACACCACTTTTTGTCACTGCAACGTATAAACCATCTCGATCAGACACTTTATAAAGCTTGTCTTGTGGCTTTAAACTTCTTAGTTTTGTATCGGTCAGCAT